TCTGAAAATAGTAATGCCAGTGCTATTTCCGCAGGACCTGTTGCATTACCGCCGGCGTCAGCGCCTGGCTGTATTTGCATAAGTTCAGATACAACACGTTCAGGCAAACCGGACGCATCTACAATATTACCTACGCCGGATGCTGGATCATATTTTAATTTTGGCGGATCTTTAAAATACTCAATAACTTCTGCTACATCGGGTAAATTGGCAATGCGATCAAATATTAATTGTACTGCCCGATCCCCAATTTGATACGCTGATCCTATCATACCTTTAGATGAGAGGTACGGCATAATTGAATTATAAAATCCAATTGATACTATATACGCGCGTACTAACTCCAATTGGTTATTGTCAAGTTGTTTAAGTAGAGATGCAATATCTGATATAGGACTCGTACGCTCAGTGATTATTTCGTTTGCCGGAGGTGCAATATCAGTTACGTCATTATACTGAGCTAAAACTTCCTGCAGTACATCAAGTTCCTCTTGTGTATATGGCGGTTGTGCATAACCTTTTGGTAATCTGTAAAACCATTCGCGTATTATTTGTTCTGTATACATAAACTCGGGTATTTTTATAGTTTTATATAAATATAACTCGGCTTAACGATTCATTAATTTCATCGAATTATAATCTAGACCGGCCTTGATCTTAACAGGGTACTTGTTATTGTCAGAGATTATACCAATTATCGTATCAATTGTATGGCCGCCGTCTGCTAAAGAAAAATCAAATAACAACGAATCATATGTATATAGTACTAACTTAGTATCACATTGCTGCGTGTACTTAAGTACATCGGATAACAACTTTAAATTACGCTCAGTCTCTGTCGCCTGTAATACATAGTTAAATAACTTGTTAGGATTCATGTCAGGCAAGTAATCCGCATGCATTGGCCTATGCATAATAGGCGTATAAATTACACCCTTCGTTTTAAACTCATTCCATAGAGTTCGTATAAATGTCCGTACTTTACCAAAGTAAGGTATTTTGGCGAAATCATCATCAATTCCGCCGTACAACAAACGGAAAGTGATTTGTTTGCTTTCTTCATATTCTGACTCACTAAGTTGTTGTTTTGCAAAGTATTGTCGGCCGAAGTATTCATGTACTGAATTATTTGGTAGTTGATAATCTATCAGATCTGCAATTAGACGTACGTGGTATGCATCAAAATCCATTTCAAGTAAAATGCCGCGATCATGTCTACTAACAAATGCAGCTCGGCACCCATCATCCTTGTTTAATGCAGCATAATTAACGCCGTTGAATTTATTCGAAGGACGACCTGTAATCGTGTAGATGTTATATTCGGTATGCACAACGTTATTTGGAACTGCAGACTTAAAATACTTTTGAAATATATTTGAGTTGACTTGCAAACCACTGCGTTCTATGCCATTACATGTATCAATAATTAATCGTTCATATGCTTCAAATGCCGTAGTCTTCGAAAACGTCTTATATACATGCATAAACTTATCGCGCATTTCTACGCAACGTTCTATATGTTTGGTTATAGGAAGCCAGTCATTAATGTTAGTTTCATTGTGCCACCACCTCGACCATACATCATGAGCCTGCGTATTCGTGTCATCTAATGGCAACATTTTATGTGTTTGCCACCATGCAACAAAATCTGCATCTATACATGTATTTGGGTATATTTGCCGTAGGCGCTTCTTTGCTAATACAAAGATATCATGCCGACTTGCAAGTTCCGTTAAACGTTCTCTCTGCAGGCTAATACAATCCGTATGTCGAAAAGAAATAACAAAGTCTTGATCATCTGATATTGAATATATGTATATGAAACTTAACTCATTGTCCGTGTAATGCCGATAGGGGTCTGAAAATACAGGAATCCAGAATGAATCTCCGGACTCAACGGATTGTTTAACAATTTGAAACTCTTGTTCTGATTCGACTATCATCTCTTAAATATAAGAGATTTACATGTAGTCAACAAATTATTTTGAAAATTCTGTAAAATTACTCAGATAGTTTGACAAGCCTGGAATAGTACGTTCATGGTATTTAACTACTCGGCTATTTGTATCATAAATATCATTTTTAGCGCCTACTATCAACCATTTAATACGAAGTGCTCTATATAAAGTACCATTAATGCCTTGCTTGTTTTCTTTATTAATCTTACGAAAGTCGGCATCCGAGATTTCGTAGATAATATCTAGTTCATTAATTTTTTGTATTAAATACCGCTCAATATAACCAGCGCGATAATTGTCATTTGTCGGCCTAGGATAAAAATATTTAGGTGCAGTGTGATTGTTAAATTGTTTTCCAGTTATACGTGCATATGTACTAGTATTAGGATCGTTATATACATTAGTATATACTTCTAACAACTCACTTTGCTTTGATGGCACCGTACCCGTATACACTGAGCCGTTAGGAAATATATGGTATGGGCCTTTATATTCTTGTTTGGTGTTAAACAATACATACTCTCGTCCATACGTATACTGTCTAACAATTTTATTACTAGGTGAGTATATCGGTTTCATGTATTATGACGGTTCTAATCTACAAGTCGTGGTTAAAGAAGTTTTCCAATCATTATTTTCAATAGTATGCGATACTCGCGTAACTGTAAATGCTAAGCGTAAGCCGTTATTTGCATTGCGATATAGTCCGGGCAGATTTTTTGCAGAAATTAGATCGCCAAATTTAAATCCTTTAACCCCTCCGACAGTTATACTCATTTCTAATGGATAGATTGCAGCAATTCGTTCGTTCTTAACTTGATCAGCTGCATCCTGTGATGCAATAATTCGTTCATAAAATTCTTTTAATGCACCAAAAGCTTCGGGTGTATAGTCATCTACATATGTCTTATCTAAGGCTTTAAGTAACTGCGTTGCTGGAGGCGGCAGCGGCATTTGCGATGTTTCTCCATCTGCTGCAGCGGTTGCATTTGCATCATTCGATTCAATTGTAGTACCCGTACCACGGGCAAACGCATCAGCTTGTATTGCTTTTGGAACTTTACCAGCCAATGTAAGTTCACGTACAAATCCATCGCCACCGGGCTGCATTGCATCAAATACTAACGGCTCTACTGATTCAGTACTAATTTCTCGTTTGTTTACTATAAATAATTTTCCAGCATCTGGGCTAGTAGCATCTGGATCTTGGTATACGACTAAGTCGTAAATACCGTATGATGCTTGTTTAATACGAGCTAATATTTTTTCTAGAAATAATCGTACTGTTAATACCGGAGGCGACGCTTCATCGGTATTTTGTGCAAAGTCAGATTCAATTTGTCGTAAAAAGTCTCTATTAAATAATATATTTTTAAATCCATTAGCAATGTTAAAACTGCCTATGTTAGTGACAGTACTAAAATCTAGTACATCATCGCCGTCGGGCGCCCCGTCAATTGTACCACGATATGTATTAACTCGAACACCGCCTGGCCCAATTGGGCCGAGTGGATGTAACCAAACCACATTAATAGGATCACAACTTATAAGTTTCCAGCTAGAAATTGATGTTATAGGTGGTTCTGTCCGAAACACAATTTCAGTAGGTTGTACCGCTGTTGCACACCATTTATTTAATAATTCGATTAAGTAGCCAAATGAAACGTATTGAAGACGATGTTCAACAAAAAATCCTGTCCCAATACTATTATCAGGCTGTTCATATCCATCCGGAGATAAAATAGCAAATCCAATATCCTTGCCTTCAAAATTTACACCGGCGCCATGCTCGGGCTCAAATGATCCTCCGCCAGGAGCTAATACACTTTGAATTGCATAATCAATGTAATCTAAAGGCGTTGCGACAGGTTTTTTATCATCAGAAAATTCATAATCTGTTACAAACTCTAATGATTGTTTACTAATTGCATATGCTGTTATTGCAGTGTTTACGGACGTAGTTTCCATAGGAGTGCCTTGCCCTACGCCTTTAAACTCACAATCAACTGTATTATCTTTGTTTATTTTAAAACTAAAGTCATATACTACAGAATTTACACGTAGTGGAGCACTTGGGACATCGGGCCCTGAATATCCAACTTCAATTACTACTTCACATCCAGGCTTTAACATTGCCTCATGATATTGATCAAACTGATCTAGCGTGTAACATTTAAACTTTACTGACGTGCGTTGTAATGAACCGGCATCGCCTTCTAAAGTTATTTCACATCCTTGTAATACGGGCTGCGGCCGGCCGTCAAAGTTGTATACATTCTCACGAATCGGTAACTTTTTTGTTGGCCCACCGCCGCGATATCCTTTGCCTGTGACAGTTACATATGCTGTAGGGCGTACGCGGCCCATGGATTTGAATTTTGCAATTGCAGATCTTACCTCGCCATTAACAGCACGTTTAAAAATACTCGACATTCTTATCTCTCATTACGAGCTATTTCAGCCAAATCTTCATATGTACGTTGATCATAATTTGGAATACGTATTTGTAAGCCTGCAGGAACATTAAATGACCCTTTTCCTAAATTATTAGCCTCTGCTATAATCCACCATAGTCTCACATCTTGGTAAAATTCATGAGCTAATAAATCTAATCTATCGCCTGTTCTAGAAAATATATACACATCTTGCTCGCTAATAGATGGGATGTTATACCGTACGGTTTTATATTTTTTTAACTGTTCCGGCGTGTATTTATATCGGTTTGTCATTATTTTGATTATCCAAATAAATTAGAATTGCGTGTCTGTAATCCATCGCCTATATGTATAAACTCACATGCAACCTCCGTATACATTGGTCTATCATTTCCAACAACATTTCCATCAGCCTTTTTTTCTTTTAACGCCCATGGAGTTTCAGTATCCCATGTATATGACGTTGATGTGCAAATTACAGGCATTGATTTATATAACCCGCCTATAGTTAGTTTAGTAATTCTGCCATGATAGCCATTAGATGTATATGTAGGTAATGCCAATTGCCCTAAATAACTTAAACTTGTCCAGAATTCTGATAAATCTTTTGATGTCTCTATAGCAACCATAAATGACAATGAAATGTTACGTGTGTATCCTGCATACATATATCGCTGATCAGCTCTTCCCTGATCTTGTTCACCATTCCATGTCCCTTCTACTGAATCATTCAAGCTTGTTATGTATGATCTAAATGATCGCGTACCGATTGTCAATTCAACTAACCCGCGTCCGGTTCTATTGATATAATCAAATTGTGTACGATTTGCCGCGTCAAACTCTTGGCCTGTTAAAAAATCAATATTAGTCGATGGCTTGCTGGCTCTAGCTTTTGCTCTAGTACGTAATTGTGTATATGAAGTTAACGTACGATATCGGCCTGGATTCTTTTCGTAAGCACGTGGCACATAATCTGATGGCGCTGTAGGTGCTTCCTTAAATATTTTACCGTCAATTGCAGATTCATTTAATTTTTGTTTTATACCCTTTGAGTCAAGATCTTGTAATCCAGAATTAGGTTCAATATATTTAATGGGATCTTGATTATAGTTACTACCATTTAATGCCCCTTGCTGGTAGCGTGAAAAACTATCCGTTACTAAACGATTATTTTCAATAGTAGTCGGCGACCCAAAGGCGGCATATTTTGAGATTTGCTTGTCCGGGCGCCATACATCAAATATAGATGTTGTTAACGTATTGCCATCCGGTTGTACAGTTGTTCCGTATTTTTGTAAAGCAACATTTCGAATATTGATATTTCCTGATAAGATTTGTGCCCGTACATCTGCCTTTAATGTATTTGTATCAATAGCTAACAATTGTTGTCGTGCTAAAAATGCAATACCTTTAGTTGTTAGTAATGCTCGAACAAGTCGAATTGTAGCGGCAGGTAATGACTCAGCTCGTGTAGATCCCGGCAAATCAAAACGCTTTGGCTTATCGTAAAATGAATATGCAGATTGAAGATCTACTAAAGCCATTATTTGTTCCTATATGACCGTTCTACTTCTAATACCGAAGATAATTCAGAAATTACTTTAGGGCCTATTTGTACTGGCGCCGGTGTAGCCAATGCCTTTACAATTTGTTCTAACAACATATTTTGTCTGTTAAGTGCTGTTACGACCGCAGATGAATCGCCGCCGCCACTGGCAGCACCAACTACCCCTGGGCCCATTGCTACCTCATCATTTTTAGTACCTTGGAATATCGCACCCTCTTTTGGAGAACTTACAATCGGACCTGATGATGGTAATGCCAAATCACCTACCGGCGTTATGCCAATAGCGCTGCTAAGCATATCTCCCCAATTTACGTTAACATCAAATCCAAATACATCGGCTACCGATGCTATGAAATCCCATGCTAGTTGAAATGGTGCAAGTATCGCGTTTATCATGCTAGCACCTAACTGTTTAAATCCGTCGGATATATTACCATCAAATATCGCTGTAATTGCATCATATACAGAATAAAAGATGTCAGATATGTTTTGAACTAACCGTCCCGTTGCCTGTAATGGCGTGAATAGAAGTTGTAATGTCTTACCTATTAATTTAATAATAGGACTTAATAACGCAAAGACGCTCATTAATCCTTGTGATAACGGAAGCAGTGCACTAGCTAATTGTGTTTTCATATCATCAAAAGCTTTGGATGTCTTGTCTGCAGCCTGCTGTTGTGCTAGTCGACTCTGCAATTCTTCCGCAGACATATTTGCCATTTCAGCAGCTGATAGATTTAATCCTGACATAGCCGCCTTTTGCTCATCCGTAAGGTCACCTAACTTTTCCTGAATAACTAATGACTTCTGTAACTCATCTACTTCCATGCCGGTTGCTTCTGCCAACTTTTTACGCTCGAGCGGTGACATTTGATTAAACTCGGCAATGCCGCCAACATTTTTCATTACTTCTTTTGTTGCGCCAGCAATATCACCTTCTAATGCCAATTGTCTGGCTAAATCTAAATTTATCTGCCGGCCTGACAGCGCTTGAAATTCAAACTGTGCTGCTAACGATCCTTCAATATCTAATAATTTATCGGAAATTTTAACCATTGTAGCAATTGACACGCCCATCTTTGCAGCCTCGACGGCAGCAGATGCTAAAGCTTTAACATTACCACCAAAATATCTCGACGCTGATTTTGCATTTTCTGCAACATCCTTCATTACAGTACCGACATTTACGCCTGCCTTTAAGGATTCCGCAGCTAATGACCTTTGCATTTCTACTGCATGCGATGACTCCATTCCCATTGACTCGAACGCAGTATTTACTTTAGCAGCCTGTTCAACACCATATCCGAATGCCTTGCCCATATCAGCTACATTACGAGCAGTATCTGCAGATATCATAGCAGTTGTACCAAACACTTGCGCAGACTCTGTTTGTACTGCTAATATGTCTTCAGTTCGAGCTAACTGTGTACCGAATTCTGTTGAGGTACGCATTGCAGTCTTTGTTAACATATCAGCTTGAGCAACCGTAACGCCCATATTTTTTGCGGTTTCACGGGTTTCTTTTTCAAAATTAGCAGCAAAATCTACTAATTTTTTAACTAATGCTATAGCAAGAACAATCGCAGCTACAACTAACAATACTGGATTCAACATTACTGTTGCATTAAATGCTTGCATTCCCGCCTTTAGCGCTGCTAAAGGGCCTAATCCAGCTTGCATAGCTTTAGCCATTGCCGCAAAACCTTGGGAAACTCCAGCTGTCAATTGCGATTTTAATTTATCGCCGCCTAGAAATTGAAATAATAAGCCTCCGCCCGGAATTTTAGAAAACATACCCTCGAGTTCAGATGCCATGCGCTCAGCTTCACTAATTGCCTGGCCGTATATATTTACAAATGCATCACCTTGTTTAGCAATAGTTTCCTGTGCTTCCGCAATTTTACGCAGAGTTATTAATTCCCTACCTCGATCTAAATACTGCTGAGCAGTAATTTGCCCAGTTCTTTTTTGATGTGCTAGCAATTTTAACTGATCTTTAACTAGGTCACGTGTAGTTTCTCCTATGCCCTCTAGATCCTCTCTATTACCTTTAATATTACGTTGCAATCGAGCAGTTATATCAATTAACTCATATTCATTATCACGGATTTGCTTAGTAATGCCTACAAGATCTTTAGAATCACGCTTATATTCTAATAAAAGCTTGTTATGCCGCGTCTGATTTTTAAGTTGTTCTAATGTAAGATTATTTATATCTTCAAGATTTTTTACGTGTTGCTCAGCAGTATCTACTCCTATACGCAGAAATTCATTGTACTGATTCTGCAGCTGATTACGTAATTTTGCTTTTGTATCATCAGCCATTTACAGCCTTATTTTTTCTGACAACGAGGATGATCGGGATTTCTACTACATAATGATGACATTATATCATTAAGACGTTCGTGGTAATTTTCTAAATCAATTAACGCAGCTTGTAACTCCGGGTCATCTTTTGCTAATGTATATGCCTGTTTGTAATAATTTTTAATTTTACGGCGCATAAACAATTTAGCAATTGATGCCAATACACCTTCATTAACATTAATTTGTTGCAATATACGTTTTTCTAGTTTGTTCATAATGATACAATACCTTTTGTATAAATATCGTATAGTATTATTTTCTAGGCATACGTGATTTGATTGCTTTAGCTTGCTTTTCCTCTTCCTTACGGCGCGTATCGAATAGCTTTGAAAGCTTACGTATATAAAATACTCGTAGATATACGGGCATATCTCTTACATCCGAGTATGAAAAGCCTTTGCCGTAATAAACAAGATCAAATATCTGATCTTGCACATTAAGTTTATAACTCGATGTCAGGCCAAAAAAAGTCCAATCCGATGGCAACTGTAGTACGAAAGGGCTCCTGTGTCTCCTCGTCTATTGCATCAACCCTTAACTCAATGTCAGGTGTAATGCTTTTTAAGAAATTACGTATTGCTCTTGATTCAATCGCTAGTAATTCCGAGTCTATGAATTTACGTATATACGATATATCATCATTACCGTCAATTTCTTTAATTATATACTTTAAAGTCGTAGTAGCCGTAGCATCTTTTTTTACTTTAGCTAGTCCTTTGATCTCAGCCTCAATTTTATTTTGAATAGCCTGTGTTATCAATGTTACTTTAATATTACGTTTTGATAATGGCAATTCAAAATTATAATACATTTCGCCATCCTTTAATAAATCAAAATTTATAGTCTTATCTGTTAATGTGGTCAGATCAACGTTTATATTTTGTTCATTACCGGAAGGTGTTGTTATTTTAGTTTCATATAACTTACCATATCCTAGAATACGAGAAGCCACCATAATAGCATTTTTATCGCCTACAAGTAGATCTTCATACGACACCGGTGTCACTATTAACGATTTGAATAACTTGTCTAATACAACGCCTTGCTTAATAAATGATTGATTGGTAAGTATGTCTTCTTCCTTTGCGGTCATATATTTCATTTCTATCGTGCCAGACTTAAGTGGATGCCCCGCAGGATACGGAATTCCTTTAGATGGTAATTCAATAATTTCTGTTGGAAAATTATGTGCAACGGCGGCAGTTGTATGCTGTTTTGCCTCAAACTGCGCGATTGCAGCTGCCTTCATTTCTTCATCTGTCATAACATTGCGTTTTGGATAATCATCGTTAACTGTTGGCATTATTTCTCCTGAATAACTTTATTATAAATATAGACAAAAGCTAAGTTTTAACAAACTATTTATTGCTTTTATGTAATTTCCATCCTATACCGAACTGATATGCAATTACTAATTCGGGTGTAATACCGGCGCCGGCGTTAAATGTATGACCCGTACGGTCTTTAAATGTAACATTGGCACCTAAAAATTGAATATTTTGCGTATTAAAATTTAATACCGGTCCAACATATAATTCTCGTTCATTTACTAAAATAGTCTCTCTTATAAGAGTTGTTGTAGTAGGTATCCTAATTTCGGATTGAATGTCTCGCGATGCAATTCTATTTTGTGTTATTGTATCATTTACTATTAAATAGCCTAGTGTATCTAACAAAATAGTATCTTTGTAAAAAACATGTGCATAATAATCTTTTAATATTGATAGCGTATCTACATCAGCTAGAATGGTATCAGTATCATGAATTATAATTTCTTTGTATTTAGGTACATACTTTGTCTGCGTTAGCCGTACGGTATCATATTCTACAATAGTCTCTATAACAACGCGATCCTTAACTATTGGAGCAGGCGTATTACCACCACATTTAATCAGGAATAATATGATACCAATCAATACAGCAATTGTAACCATACGTATATCAATGTTGAATTTCATTTATATCCTTTTGAATAAATATTAGAAAAAAAGAATCCCGCCTAAATTAGACGGGATTCCTATTCATTCAATAGTCAATTAACAATTAGAATTGTAAAATAGCGTAATCGTATTTAATTGTCAATTCAATATTAACTGGGTCTTCTGTTGCCCAATCCATATCACCGAACGTCGCCGATGAAATGAATGCACCTTTTAATGTCCACTCTTCGACTTTATCACCCACAGGGCCTAATGAATTCATAGTAATTTCTTTCTTGTAAAAATCGCTATATCCATCACGTCCTGTTACAGATTCATGATGCAATCTAATCCACTCCATGACTGCCTGAGCGCCGGAGGGAACAACTGGGTCATATAAAGTCACTGTGACATCTTGCCACCTAGACTTGCCTTTCAACTTTCGTTCAACATTAATGTGGTCTAGAATAACCTCACCTTGGTCGATTGAAGGACGAGAGGCAGCCTTAATTAAATATGCAGGAATTCCTTCAATATACATAATAAACCGATTAGCCATCTTCGGTTCATATGCAGTATAAAAGATTTCCGTAGGATCAAGTAATTCTGCCATCTTAGTTACTCCTTTTTTCTTTTATATAAATATGCCACTAATGTTAGTCTGGAAAGGCCGCGCCTGTCGGTAACACATTAAAGTCGATAACAATAAATTCTGCAGTCTTGGTAGGCTGTAAAAATATTTGTCCAACTAATTAATTTCTGTCAATTACATCAGCCGTATTATTAGAATCATCCATTCCAACTTTAAAGGCATATAATCCTTGCCGCTGCTGAACATCTTCAAAATACGGATTGACGATATTTAAGAATCTATTTCTTGTTACTGCAGTATTTTGTTCAAATACCAAGAACTTAGATGCTGATGCAATAAACTTCTTGGCAGCAATTAACAAACGACGTACATTGATGCGATCTAATGCCGATGCCTTTTTCTGCAATGTCTTTTGTCCATATACAACAATTCCGGAATTTGGGAATGATGCAATTGGATTGACATTGGCATCATATAAATCATCTCTGTTGCTTTGAGTTAATTTACGTTCAACGTCCGTAGCAACATCAATACCGCCGCGATTTAAACCAGCTGGCGCAAACCATGGCGCAGCAACTCTGTCATTAAATGCATATACGCCAGGAATTACTACAGATGCAGGCACCCATACATTCTTATTTAGATCTGGGTCTGCAATCTTAACCCATGGCCAATACATTGCAGCATAGTTACTGTCTCTATCCGCGGCTTCTGACGTCACGGTTGAAATTGTTGAGCCGTAACTAGCCGGATCAATCAATAAGAAACAATCACCACGATCTTCACACATATTCAATGCAGTAGTAATAACAGCGGCATGATTGCTAAAATTATCTGTTAGTCCTGGTAATGCTAACATGTTGATATCATATTCATCTTGGTTCTTTAAAAGACGAATTGCATCGATATAATCCGCATTACCGCTAGCACCGAAAGTTAATCCTTGTACATTAGTATTTGTTATAGCTTCATTAAATCGTTTTGGATGTGCCACGGTACCATCTGATCCGCCAGAGAATGATCCGGATTGTGCTGATGGTATTAATGCAGTTAGTGCACCGTCGCGAATACTACCGTTTTCATTTAAGTAGTTATATGTATTTTTTAATACTTCAACACGTACAAGTTTTGAACGATTTGGGAATGATCCGGCTAGTTGTAAGTACGGATCTGCTGTTCCAGCATCTGCTAATGTATATACCTGATCGCCAATTACTCTACCAATATAATTAGAAGAATTAGGATCTAACGTTAGATTGGTAAATTGCTCTAAAACAATTTTACGACGATTAGTATCATTGCCGCGGCGAATGCTTAATGTAAATGTACCTTTGCTAGTATTACGGTTGCTAATTTCATATCTTATATTATTTTCAGTGCCGTTTGTTAGCAGACCATTTGTTGTTTCAGCGCCGGCACTATTTTGATCAGCGCCATCTGCTAATGTATGTAGCTTAAACACGACTTCTGATGGGCCGGTGCCGCCTTGCAATGTTAATACAGTGCTAAATGTAGATGCCGAACCTGTTTGTACTGTAATACTATCACCTACTGAGCCGTATGCTGATGATGTCAATTGTAGTTGAGTCGTGCCATCATTTGCAATTACGCCAATATTGGCTGAATTAATTTCTGCTACTAAATTGTCTAGGAATGTAGCGGTGTTTGACCCCGTTACGAAGTAGTATGTATTGTTGACTACATCGGCTGGTGCAGGGCTGTATGAAGCAATAAAGTTATACGTATTACCGGATACATTGATTTTAACTTGGTTATTAACCGTACGGCCGAATGTTCCTACAATTGTTAATGAGCCTGTTGCACGAGCTGTTGACGCACCCGTTGAACCAATCTCTGCAGTTGCATGACTAAAACTGCCAGCTAGTACACGAACAACTGTTAATGTATCTGCATACTTTAAATATTGTTCAGCAACGTATGATGTTAAATACTTATAACGCTGTTCTGATGCACCCGATCCAGATGTAAATGTACTACCAAAACGTTGTACAAATTCTGAATATGATGAAACAGTTACTGGAATACCGGCAGGTCCTTTTACCGTTGGACCGATAACCGCAGCACCAATAGCCGCAACGGCGGATGGTAACTGTGATTGATCGATTTCACGGGTAAATACTCCTGGCGATACTATTTTTTCTGCTGCCATGAGGTTACTCCTATATTATAATGTTTCATATAAATATAGGCAGTTACGTACAAACTATCGATAAATATTACTATGCTGGAATAAATTCACCACTTTCAACATCAACTGTACCTGAACCGTATCTTTTATTTAATTCTTGTACTAGCTGCTGTTCTTCTCGTTGCATTGTCATGTATCGGTCTGTTATGAATCGTTTCGAATCCATTAGCCGTTCTTTTTGCTGATCTAACATAAATAGTTCTGCTTCAAGCTGCCCTAACTCCATCACTAAACGGCTGCCTCTTGTACGTAAATCTTGAATTTTATTTATTTCTTCTGCGGAAAACTTAATTGCTGTCGACATAACTATCCTTTTGAATAAATATGTTATTCGCCTATAATACGTTCATCGCCGAATGAAATACGTTTAACACTATATTGTTTCTGCAGATTGATCGTACGTAGTTCAGATTGAGACAATAACACGCCTTTAGTCATTAATGATATTGTAGATCTTATTAATCGGTCTTCGCCTATACTATTAATTGATTCAGATGTTAATGATGAAATTAATGTTACAAACTTATATGATGTGCCCCATGCAAATCCACTCAATGGCAATAATGTTTCAATAATTGAATTCATTTGTTCTTGATAATCTGTCCATACGAACATTTCATATGTTATGTCAACAAACTCTGGTACTGGAATAACATATAATTCTCTACGTAGCCTTGAATTCTGCATTAAAGAAAATCTATCATATACATTATTAGGTGAAAATTTATTTTCTAATGTTATGCTATTACGCTCTGGCCACGTGCCGTTTTGCCGCGCGGGGTTTCTATTAACAGCCAATCCCTTTAAAGTATCACGTTCAATCACATCCGTACGACGTATGGTTATTAATGGCGCTAATAATTTAGCATCGGCATCATACATAAATCCTTTAGATTGAATCTGTGCCCATTTCTCGCCATTTGCATATTCAATAGGAACATCTATCATTGCGCCGTTTTGCATTACTTTCGGCTGTACGACGCTTTTCATAAAATCTAAGATTGCAAAATCATGATCGTACAATGTTACGGCCGGTGTACGTATGGTATCATTATCACGTCTAATTTGATCTGCAGGATTTTGAGTTAAGTCTGCAGAAAATGTAGAATCCGTTTTATTTAATCGTGGCTTACTCATATGTTACGTGGTATGTTGTTTATAGAATTAATACCAGAATGAACTTTTTCTATGTTCAATGTACTACGGCGCGTTAAATGTGTCTCACATATAATAGATACACTATAGCCAAACTCACCG